AAAGGATATGATTTTTATCTTGATGAGCAGTTGACAAAGGATGAGGTAGAGACACTGCAGGAATCTGGTATGCCTACATTCACTATCAATAGGGTCACTCCTATAATGGAGATAATGAAGTATTTCGTTACTGCTAACAACCCTAGATGGAAGGCAGTTGGAGCAACTGGAGATGATGTAGATGTAGCTCAAGTACATTCTGATATAGCTGATTATTGTTGGTATCTATCGAATGGTAAGTCTATATACAGTCAAGTAGTATTAGATGCCCTTACTAAAGGTATTGGATATTTCATGATCGATATAGATCGTGACCAAGATAGAGGTATGGGTGAGGTAGTATTCAAGAAAGTAGAACCTTATGATGTATATGTTGATCCTGCGAGTAGGGATTTTCTATTCAGGGATGCTTCATTCATAAGTATTCGTAAGCACGTATCAAGAACAAAATTGATAAATATGTTCCCACAATTCTCTGCAAGGATAAAGAAAGCAGCTTCTCCTTCAGAAGTAGTGACATATTCACAAAGAGATATAGACCAATCTGCTTCAGTACAGCCTGAAGATATAACATTAGGTATCAACCTTGAAGCTGAAGATGATGATATTCTCCCATACTATGAGACATATAAGAAGATAAAACACGCTTATCGTAATGTATTCATAAGGGTTACCCCTTCCCCATCTCAAATGGATATAATAAAGCAAGAAGTAGAAGAGAAGATGGTGGATTTCCAGAAGGAGATAGAGGTCTCATTGAAGGAAAAGGCTATACAGATACAGCAAGCTGTAGAAGTTGGTGAGGTCATTCCTGAAAGAGCTGAACTTGAGATGGAAAGAGCTCAGAAGATGGCTGCTGAGGCTATTGAGGAGAAGAATGTACAATTGATGTCAGAGGCTCAAGATAAGGCAACTATCATCAAGCAAGAGATAATGACAGAGAAGAGTTTTCAACATTTAGCGAATGCTGGTAATGATTCTATAGTTGATGCTATAAAATTCTATGAGAATAGGATAGAATTGACCTGTAGTGTAGGTGATGATGTATTCTTATACAATAGAACACTTGAAGTACAGGAATATCCTATAGTACCAATACCTTATACATATACTGGTACTCCATATCCAATGAGTGCTGTTACTCCTTTGATAGGTAAGCAGCAAGAGATAAACAAGGCTCATCAGATAATGTTACATAATGCTAACTTAGCATCGAATCTTAGATGGATGTATGAAGAAGGTTCAGTGCCTGAAGATGAGTGGGAAAGATATTCATCTGCTCCCGGAGCTCTCCTTAAGTATAGACAGGGATTCAATCCTCCTACTCCAATTCTACCAGCTCCTATCAATAATGCTTTCTATACAGTGGTACAAGAAGGTAAATCAGATGCTGAGTATATAGCTGGTGTTCCTTCATCAATGATGGGTTTTACTCAGAATCAGCCTGAGACATATAGAGGATTGCTTGCTAATGATGAATTTGGTACAAGAAGACTAAAAGCATGGATGAGTAGTGTTGTAGAACCAGCTCTTGAACATCTCGGTAAATGTTTCCAAATGTTCTCTCAAAGTCATTATACAGTAGAGAAGGTATTCAGGATCGTACAGCCAGAAGCTGGACAGAGACCTGATTCTCAAGAGAAGGAAGTGAGGGTCAATATTCCTATATATAATGATTATGGTAAAGCTGTAGAAGTATTCAGAGACTACGCATCAGCAAGATTTGATATAAGATTAGTAGCAGGAGCTACGATGCCTGTTAATAGATGGGCATTGATAGAAGAATACTTCAGATGGTTCCAAGCTGGTCTGATAGATGATATAGCAATGATAGCAGAGACAGATATAAGGAATAAGAAGAGTATTGTCGAAAGGAAGTCAATGTATAGTCAGATGCAAGGTCAGATATCTCAAATGGAGGAGGCTATAAAGGATAATGAAGGAACTATTGAGACATTAGAGCGTCAATTGGTACAGGCAGGTATAAAGATGAAGGTAGGAGATGCAGCTAATGAGGTTCGCAAGGATGTATTAGCAACTGAAGCTCAACAAAAACTCCTAAGAGGTATGTTGAAGACCGAATTTGACGCTGCAAAGAAAGAGATACAACAGCAAGTAAAAGCTGCAGAAGAATAGTTGTATTAATATATTTATTTGTATTAACTTAATACCAATAAAAAAAGGAAAGCTAAATGGAACAAGAACAAGTAGGTAACGCCGATATGGCCCCTGAAAGCGATGTTCAAGACACCGTTTTTGATGCAAATGCGTCTGAAGACTTTTTTGGTGCTTTAGATCAAAGTGTCAACGGTGAAATTCAAGAAGAACTTACACAGCCAACCTCAGATATAGGTGATAACACACCACAGAGCCCTAGTGAAGTTCAGCAGCAAGACGATGAAGTCTTGCAAAAGAGGTATAGTGATTCGAGTCGTGAAGCTCAACGCCTTAACGGGAAGTTGAAGGAGATCGAACCATATATGCCTATACTCGATGCAATGCGAGAAGACCCTAATCTAATTACTCATGTGAGAAATTATTTTGAGGGTGGGGGTCAAGCTCCACAGACAATGACAGAGAAACTTGAATTGCCTGAAGATTTTGTATTCGATGCTGACGATGCTTTTAGTAAGAATGATTCTGATTCTGCTAAAGTGCTAGGTGCCACGGTTGATGGTATTGTTCAAAGAAGGCTTAATCAAGCTTTAAAAGGACAACGTACTGAGAACCAAAGGTTGGCAAAAGAAACTGCTTTTCGACAGAAACATAATTTATCTGAAGAAGAATGGTCTTCATTCGTTGACTTTGCAAAAGGCAAAGCGCTAGAATTAGATGACATATATTATTTAAAGAACCGTCAAAATCGTGATGCTAACATAGCTGACAGAACTAGAGAACAGATGGCTGAACAGATGCGTAAGACGCAGGAACAGCCTCGATCTTTAGCAACTGCTGGTAGTGTAGCAGTAGAACAATCTCAAGATGATTCAGTATTTGACGCCATTGCAGGAATTGACTCCGAGTTGGAATCGGCATTTGGCTAAAATAGCCATTTGCTTTAACAAATAAGGAGTTAAATATGGCTGATTTATTTCAGTTGGAATCAGGTTTAACTGAATCCTCTTCTCCTTCTGGTCTTAGTCCAGCGTCAACTAGTCTTGATACTGGCGATCTTAGACGAAAATACAACTTTGGCGATAGAGTATCTGAACTTTCAATAGCTCAGGACCCTTTCTTCAGGTTAGTATCTAAGATTGCTAAGAAACCGACAGATGACCCTGAGTTCAAGTTCACCGAACGCAGACCATCATTCCATAAACGGTATGCTTATGCTACTGCATTTAGCAATGATAATGCTACTTGGGTAGAAGATCAATCTGCTGCTGCAACTACTCAGTATGATAAATACGAGACAGCAGCTAATACTGTTTATATCAAACTCGCTACAGATTATAAGAATTCTGGTAACATCCAGAATATCTTTGGTCAATCTGGAAACGAAGTTGTAATTGGTGGAGCAAGTACACAGCCCCAGTTCTATTTACCAAATCAGATGTTGAAGATCAATTTTTCATCGTCTGCTGCTGGAGCTGTCAATTCTTATGCTGTTGTACAGGTGCAAACTGTAACTCTACAGGATGAAGGTACTGCAGCACCTACGGGTCACGCCCAAGGTGAAGCAGCTATCATTAAAGGCAAAGTTGTGAAAACAAAAGATGCTGGCGATGATTACTATGCTGGTCCACTTGGTGTTAGCGCACCAGTTGGTGACAGTACTTATAATACATCTATAGCAGGCTCAACAGCCTCTAATGGACTAGAACAGTCGAGAGTATATGTGATTGGGTCTTCCCATTCACAAGGATCAGGTTACCCTGAAACATGGAAAGATCAACCTTTTTCAACCAGTTATGGTCGTACTCAAATATGGAAAACAGCAATGGCAATGGATAACACAACTCGTGCTACCGTGCTAAAGTATGAACCTAATGAGTGGGCTCGTATTTGGAGGGAGAAGTTGATAGAACATAAGTGGGATATCGAAACATCTATTTTGTTTGGTTCTCAGTATGACTCAGGTGATGAGTGGTATACACAAGGAGCTCTTGATTATATCGCAAGTTATGGTAATGTGTTTAGCCTTGCACACGCAACTAAGACACAAGACGATTTCTTGGATGATCTAAGCAATTTCCTTGATCCACGATACAATAATGCTAATGCATCATTGTTCTTTGTGGATACAGCTACTTTCAACTGGTTACATAAGCTGAGTGGTTACTTCTCGAATAATCTTGAAGTATCGCCTAACTTTAGAGCTGATATGTCTCTTACTGCAAAGAAGAAGGTATTTGGAGTTGATATTTCTGTTATTTCTACACCTTACGGTGATATGAATGTAGCACGGAATATTCACCTTGATGGATCAGAGATCAAGATACTTGCCTGTAACATGAAGTATGTGAAATACAGACCTCTTGTTGGTAATGGCTTGAATCGTGATACGGCTGTCTATGTTGGTGTTCAGACCTTAGAGAACAGTGGCGTTGACCGTAGGGTTGACTTAATCCAAACAGAAGCCGGTATGGAGTTTCAGATGCCTGAAGCTCATGCTTACTGGGCTTAAAGGAGGAGTGAATTATGGCTAATCCTTTATACGGACAGAATTCGTTTGATAACTCTATAGGAGCAAAAGGCGAACTCGTAAAAAATGGTGGTATACCAAGACAAGATCAATATGGTATGGCTCCTGTTGGCGGATTAATACAGCCCCCATTTGGTGATTACATAGGATACGCAGCAACTACAAAAGATGCAGTGAATCTTGCTGATGCTGATCCATATTCAGAATCCGCATCTCAATTGTTTCCTTTGGGAACTACATTGAGTTGGGGTGACAGAGTGTTTAAATATGCTCAAATGGATGGAGCAGTAACTGCTGGTATGTGTTTACAACAACCAGTTTTGGTAGCTAATCATAGTCAAATGTCTACTACAGATGCTTACGCTATAACTACATCTGATGATACTGTAATATCAGTAGAAACAGCTGGAGATACTGATATAACTCTCAATCAATATCAAGAGGGTTATTTGTGGGTAAATGATGGAACTGGTGAAGGTCAATCTTGGAAGGTTAAATCTAATCCTGCTCATGATCACTCTGCTGACGCATCTATTGAAATAACAGTATTTGGTAAAGTTTCAACGGCTTTAGTAGCATCTGGAACTTCTCAAGTCTCATTAATAGCTAATCCTTATAAAGATGTTCTAATAGCTCCTGTTGCTGAAACAGGCGCTTTAGTTGGTGTAACCAACATCGATATGACTGATGATTACTATGGATGGATACAAGTTAGAGGTCCTAAAGCTGTATTAGCTGCAAGTACATTAGTTCTTGGCCATAGATGTGTTAGAAATGATACTACTACTGCAGGTGCAGTGATGGCTGATAATGGCGATGACTTACTGCAAATAGCAGGAACTGTTATGGCTGGTAATGTAGTTGATGGTGAATACTGCATGATTGATCTAAGTATAGCATAGGAGGTAACTAATGGCTAAATTAGGTTCAAGGGCTAGTTTTCATGGCAATGTTGTTGAAAATCTGACAGAAGCTAAGACTCTAGATCCTTCGGATTCTGGAAAGGTGTTCACACTTGACCAGGATGCTTCTTTTGATATTACTTTACCTACTGCTTCTCAGGCTGGTGTAGGTTGGAATGCTAAGTTCGTTTTAACTGATGCTGGATCTGGAACTGTGAAAGTAATTCCAAATAGTTCTGAAGATACTTTGATCGGTATGATTGAATCCATTGATACTTCAGCTGGGGCATCTGCCGAATCTGGTGTTGATGAACTAATTTGGGTTGCATCTACAGCAGTAACTGGAGATTGGGCTGAATTGTTTTGTGATGGTAGTAACTTTTATGTATCTGGACAGATGCATGATAATGATCATATGACACTAGCATGATCTGAAATTCGTGTTTAATACCACGATATAAGGAAT